ATAAATGATATATATATTCAGATAATTTTTTTTGAAATTTAGAAGACATAATTAAATTATATATAATAAAAAAAATAAGTAATAAAAACACATAAAAAATTATTTTTTAAATTCCGACAGCCTTAAACACATAAATTCAATTATAATAATGATAGTAAATAAATTATTCAATCCATTATTAAAAGATAATTATTTAAATCATGTGTTTAAAATAGCTGTATTTATTAGTATTAATATAAACAATTCACATATTATATTCAACCTTGAGATTGACGAAAAGTATTTATGTTCACCCTTAAGCTTCAATAATATTAGGGCTGATGTTACTGAGCCTTTTCAAAGATGTATGCGATATGAAATGATGATGAAAAACCTATTAAAATCATATGAAAAAATAAATCAATTTTCAAATGAAAAAATAAATCAATTTTCAAATGAATTAAATGAATTAAATGAATTAAATACGAATCAAAATGATTATAATGTTTTAATTGAATTTTTAAATACTATACAATTAGATGTTAATAAAAAAGAAAATATGGATAGTAAAAAAGATATCAAAAATAATAGTTTAACAAATAATAATTTAACCGTTAATAAAGTTTTAGATAAATTTATTAAAACACTTGAGATAAATTATATTAAAAAATATAATAAAGTGGAATCATTTAAATTATATTTTGATGAAACTGTGGAATTTAAGTATTTAATGTTAAATTTACTTAATAAAAAACCAGATAATAAAAAACCAGATAATAAAAAACTAAATAATACAAAACTAGATGATTATAAACTAAATAATTCACAACTAGATAATTCACAACTAGATAATAATCAAAAAACAAATTTATTAATGTGGAAAGACAATTTAATAAAATTGATAAATAAAAATTTTGATAACTATGAACAATCAAAATTCATTAATATTATCGATCGACAAATAATTTTAGATTCATATGTTGGTATTGTGTATTTTAGTTATCTAAATTTAACAAAACAAATGTCTGGAGGGCACTTACGTTTTTTAAAACGATTTGGAACAAAACCTAAGGCAAATACACAAGTTAATGCGGTTAATCGCGTTAATCCCATTAAACAACCATCTATAAATGATTTATCTAATTTAAATTTATATAATTTTGCATATATGTCATTTTCTTTAAAAAATAAAATAAAAAATCCAGATGGGGTAGAACAATTTTTAAATACACACTTTAATGAAATAGTAAATGTAATGAATAACAAAAATGGGAACAAACCTGTTATAACCTTTAATAATCTACATAAAAATCATCTCAAAAATTCAACCGCTGGTGGTTCAAGAAGAACAAAAACTAAATCTAAAGTTAAGGCTAAAAAAATGGCTAAAAAAATAATAAAACAAAACATAAAAAAATAGGTTTAATCTAGATTATAATTTATAAAAAAATTGATTTTAATTAATTATATTTTATAAATATTACTTTTTGAAAAAAGACCCGTCTTGTCTCTTTCGCAGTTCTCTCTGTCATGGCTGGAACATCAAGCAAGCCTTTCGATTCGGTTGGGACTTTGCCTCAACCAAAGTCTCCACTTACCCTTGGTGATATTTTACCGTTCGGTGCTTTTACGGCGGAAAGGATTATGTACCCCTATTTTCGCCGTCTTGACCGCAATTGGATGTCCTACGAGGAGAAGGTGGTACTTTTTGCCGAGTACAAAGCCTTCATGGAGGAGGTCACTGTCTGGATGAACTACAATCCAGAGTGTAAGATGACTCATGATTTTCGGGAACTCTTCCAAGCATGGATTGACAAGCCGTACGAACAACCACAGCCACCGGTTGTTCCAACCCAAGAGTGAAATCTATCATTCACTTTTTGACATTTGATTTTTTTATTCATAAATAAATATTGAATTATCAAATAAAAATTGATATAAAAGAATACTAACATGAACAACTAACACTAAATTAATTATGGATCAAAAAAATAATCATGAAAATTCATATTGTTATGATGATATTTTAATAAGCCCATGTTTATCAGATATTAAATCTAGAAATGATATTGATTTGTCAGTTAATATTGCTAAAGAACCTAGACAATTAATATTAAAAACACCATTAATATCAAGTTGTATGAGCACTGTCACCGAATCACAAATGGCTATTGATATGGCTTTAAATGGAGGAATCGGAATTATTCATAGATATATGACAATTGAAAAACAAGTCGAAGAGGTTAAAAAAGTTAAACGATTTCTACAATATATTATTGAAGAACCTTATCTAATATCACTTGATAATAATCAAGATTTAACAATCGATTTATATGAGAATTATGTTAAAAAATACAATGTTAATAGTTTTCTGATAACATTTAATAATATATTAATTGGTATATTAACAAAAAAAGATTATGAATTATGGACAACCAAATCAAACATTGAAAATAATCAAAACAATATATCAAATAAAATTATTGATATAATGACCACCATAAGTAATTATGATAATACATGTTTAACAGAACTTGAATGTAATGATAAACCAATGGATCAAATATTTAAATTAGCATTAGAAAAAATGAATAAATATAAAATTGATAAAATCCCGATTGTATCAGATGGACAAATTAAAGGACAAATTAAAGGATTAATCACACATAAAAATATTAAACATTATTTAGAAAATAAATTTAAAGCTTCAATTGATTCTTCAGGTAGGTTATTAGTTGGTGCCTCTGTTGGTATTAAAAATGGTGAATATGATAAAGTTGAAAAATTAGTTAAGGCGAATGTAGATTTAATCTGTGTTGATGTTGCGAATGGATATAATACAAATGTTGGTGAATTTATTAAACAAATTCGGACAAAATATAAATCTCTTGTAATAATGGCTGGTAATGTCTGTAATTACGAAGGATATAACTATTTAGATAATTTGGATGTTGATTGTGTTCGTGTTGGTATTGGTTCAGGAAGTATTTGTACAACTAGATTAGAAACAGGAATTGGAAAAGGTCAATGGTCGGCTGTTTATGAATGTTTCCAAGGAATTAGTGAATTTGGATTGAATGAACTGACGTATCCACATGCTAAAATAATTTCAGATGGTGGTTCATTAGGTAAAACTGGTAATAAAGCCAAAGCTTTAATTGCTGGAGCTTCTGCGATAATGCTTGGACATACTTTAGCTGGAACACCATCATCACCCGGCTTAATAATTAATCGAAATGGTAAAAAATGTAAATATTTTAGAGGAATGGCTTCAACATTAGCCCATCTTGAAAATCAACATGCTAAAGGGAAAAATGAAGTTGAAGAAAATTTTAATAGTGAAGGTATTGATGGATTTGTCGAAGTCAAAGGAACTATTCATGATATAATTCAAAATATTAATGGAGGAATTAAAAGTTGTTTTTCATATATTGGATGTCGTAATATTAAAGAAGTTCATGAAAAACGTTTAGATGATAAAATTAAATTTTCTGTTGTTTCCTCAATTGGTATGTCTGAAACAAATACACGCATACACACATTTTAAAAAATTACATATCAAATATTTTCATTAAATAATTTTGTGTATTGATTAAATAATTTTGTTTATTGATTAAATTTTTTGTCGCTAATGACAATTTTAACATCCATATTGTATATTTATCATATGATAAATATTGTATTGAATCTGGAGATTCTAGAAATAATTTTATTTTTTTATTATGACAATCAAGTATATAGAATGAATTATGAATAGTTGGTAATAAAGTTAATTGATTCTCATAACAGTGAAGTATATAAAGTGAATTTGGAAGGTTGGGTAATGACGTTAATTGATTATTATTACACCATAAATTTTGAAGTACATTTGGAAGTTTTGGTAATGAAATTAGATAATTATTACCACAATTGAGTGTTTGAAGTCCTTTAGGAAGTTTAGGTAATGAAATTAAACGATTTTCACTACAAACAAGTATTTGAAGTCCTTTAGGAAGTTTAGGTAATGATGTTAATTTATTTTTTCTACAATTAATATAATAAATTTCATCATAATTAGTAAGTTCATTAATTTCATTAAAAGAACTAAATTTATATTCTGTATGATCATTTTGATATTTAATTATGATTGTCATTTACAGAAATTAAAATATAATCTATAAATTATTCAATTTTTATTCAATTTTTATTGAAATATAGTCTAGAAATTAATCAATTCTAAAATAAAAAATTTTATATTTATAATCTGGTATCAATAGGTTTATCAATTGTAATTTTCATTGGTTGATAAACCATTCCTAAATTTTGTATATTTTCTTTCATTCTTTTAACTTCCATTGCTTGTTGATTATGTAATGTTTCGTCCCTAGATTGTTGATTTATTTTTGGTTGTTCTCTAATTGCGGTTTCAAAAGAATTTAATCCAATAAATGCTGTCTTCGATAATGGTACTAATTCTTGTAAACGTTGATTATGATTATCTTTAAAATTCTGTCTACTATATTGATTTGTATCTGTTAAATGGATATCAGTTTGTGGTTTTATTACATTTCCTTTACTATAATGATTAATTGGTGTAGCCATACTTTTAGGTAAGCCTATATAATTTTGTATTCTTTGATTATTTTCTAATTTATTTGAGACACGACTTGTTTGATAATTAACTTGATAAAACGGTTCATTATTATTTTCTTCTCTATAAATTTGGTCTAGAATACGTTGTTTATTCTCTTGACTTAATTGTTGTCTTTTTGATTCAATATATTCTTCTCGACTAGCAATATATTTTTTTTCAGGAACATGATTTTGAATACGATTTGGATATAAATTTGTTATTTTTGTCTCCATTTCCTTATAATTTTCTTGTGGATATGGTATTTGATTAATACCCAAGAATAAATTATCTAAACGATTATTTAATGATTCACGATGATCACGACGATGAATATTATCTTGAGAATTATGATATGGTTGTGGTGAATCTTTAATTAATGATGAATCATAATAATGATAATATGTATTTGGTACTTTCTTATGACTATCATCAATTAAATATTTCGACATTAAATTATTTTGTAAATCCCTAACTTCATATGGATCTGATTCTTCTTTAAATGACATATTTATTATATATTAATATTTGTTATTTCAATCTATGAACATTTTACTGTAATTCATAAAATATAAAAAAATATTACTGATTCATCTTCATCGTTGTTCCCTCAAAGTCCTTTGCCTTCTCTTCAATCAGACGTTGCTTCTCCTCAAGTTCCTTCAAATTTTGGGCTCGAAGCTCACTAGCCCTCTCTCGAAAACGATCCCAACCACCCCTCTCTTGTAGAAGAGACTTGTATTGGGAAACCGTAATCCCATTGGAAACGCAAAAAGACTTGACATCATAATGTGTCCAAGCATCTGCTTGAATGTCGAACGTTTGTGAGTTCTTCCATGCCTTGATCTTAACAACAACTTCCTTCCATGTACCCGAAGCCTTGATGATTTCATTCAACTTTGAAAGGGGGATCTTGTAGTGAGACGCTGTAGCCTCAAGCAAATGTGGAAGAAAAGACATTTGAACTGAAACATCTGTCGTTGTCCCTGTTGTCTCCATTTTGAAGAGTAATCAAATGAATGTGTGTGATATTATATATAATAACTTATATTTACAAATCAATTTTTATTGATTACATAGACCTAAATATGCTATTTTTTGAATTTAATTATCTAACTGTTTCACTGTTTGAATGTTTGTTATCAGTAATTAAATCTATCATAGTCACAATTTTTTCAATTTTACCTTGAATCAAATTATTTATTTTTGAGATTTCATTACATAGCTCGATAAGACCAGAAACACTACAATAGTCAGGTTCAGGTTCAGGTTCAGGTTCTGTCTGTTTGACAGATTGATATTTTCCAAAAAATTTCATTTAGAAATTAGAAATATTCATACTAAATAAATATTTATATATTTCAATTTTTAGATTATTATAATGAATAAATCGGTTAATTTATATATTAACAATTACAACATTATCAAATCTAAATTTACATAAAAAAATATTTAATTTCTACCACTCTTTAAGGTGGTTGAAGTTGTTGAGGTGCTTGAGGTTGTTGAGGTGGTTGTGGATGTGGTTGTGGTTGTGGTTGTGGTTGTGGATGTGGTTGAACCATACCTCCAACTTGTTGAGGTTGATGAACACCTCCGAAGAAGGGGCGAACATCACGAGCAAAAATCGGACTCTGAGGATGATTCATTTTGAAAATATAACAAATAAATAAATAGATAAAATAAAACAATTTTTATGATTAGTCAATATATAAATCATGCTAAAAATTGAAAAATAATCAAATCACCTAATCGATATCCGAAGTATCATTTGGAGTATCATTTGGAGTATCATTTGGAGTATCATTTGGAGTATTATTTGTAGTAATATCCCTAACATGATTTAGAAGATGACCATAACTTGAAAGTAGAGAGGTCATTGTTAAATTTAAACGTTCAATATCCTTACTCAATTGTGTGATTACGATGTTCATTGTCTTCTGTTGTTTTTCGAGTCTCTCAACATCAGATTTGATAATTAAAACATCATGATCATTATCATTTACACCATTCCTTGTAAACGTATCCATTTGATATATTATGACGATTAATATAGTTGATTAATATAGTTGATTAATGTAGTTAATTTATATATATTAGATTAAAATAGATTCAATTTTTATAATATCGAAATCTACACAAAATGGACATTAAAATAAAAAAATTGATTTGAAAGTAAAATGACATTTAATATTTATGATAAAACAGATAAAGTAATTCAAAAATGTTAAAAAATACCCCACCATTTATAGAGAGAAAATCTCAATTTTATTCAATAGGTAAAATTAATGATCCATCTAATGAAAATTATATGGAAACAAAAACAATTGAAGACCCTTATTTTTGGTTAAGAGATGAATCTAGAAGTAATCCCCAAATATTAGATTATTTGAAAGAAGAAAATAAATATTTTGATAATTTTTTAAAGGGAACTGAAGAACAACAAAATAAAATTGTTGAAATGTTAAAATCATATATTAAAGAAGATAATACCACATTTCCAATGCCTAAAGGTGAGGGTCAATTTGAATCTAATTATTATTATTATACTAAAACATATAAAGGAAAAGGGTATCAAGAAGTCTGGAGAAAAGATAGACTAACAGATATTGATGAATGTATATTAGATTGTAATCTAATCGCGGATGGTAAATCATATTGTGATTTAACCGAAGTTCAATTTAGTTATGACAACAGATATATGTATTATGGTGTTAATTTTAATGGTGATGAATGGTATGATATTACAATTTATGATTTAGTTGAAAAGAAAAATATTGAACATAATTTACCAAAGGTTAAAAATCCCGTAATGATGATACGATATTCGAATAATATATATTATGTTGGATATGAAAACACAACAGAAAGACCTTATCAAATTTGGAGATATGATTTTATAACTCATGAAAAGCGATTAATATATCAAGAAGACGATATTGAAAGAAATGTTTATGTTCTAGATGATCATCAAAATATATATGTTTATTCGTGTTCATTCAATAATGATGAATATTATTATATTCCATTAGATAATTATGGAAATGAACGTGGAGATATAACTATGCTTTTATCTAGAGATATGAATGTAAAAGTAGATATGTATTTATGGAGAGATTCATGGATTATTGTATCTAATAAGGAAGATGTAAAATCGCATAAATTATTTATTGTATCTAGAGATGACCCTCGGATTGAAAACTGGGTAAAGATTGATTGTCAAACTAAATTACCAAATACATTTTTATCAAAGTCGGACGAATATGTTAATACATCAAATAATGTGGATATATTATCGGTTATATGTTCACATGATTGGTTATGCGTACATGTAAAATTAGAGGATATAACACTTACATATGTAATTAATTGTTCAGATGGTATATTGAGTAATCAATGGATATTATTGAATAATATGAATAATGATTTAGAAACCATTAATATCGCATGTGGATTTCATAATTGTAATAAAGTATGGTTATCAATATCAAGTCCATTAAAACCCAAAAGCTTATATCAAGTCGATAATATTTTGAATTTAACATATGGAGAACCAATTGAAAATTATTTAATACATTTATATACAAAAGAAACACCAAATTATAATGCTGATTCATATGTATTCAAGAGATTATATGTTGAATCACATGATGGTGAATATGTTCCGGTATCAGTTTCATATCGTAAAGATGTTAATGAAGAAGCACCAGTGTTTTTATATGGATATGGAGCGTATGGATTGACGATACCTGCCCAAAATTTATATGAATCACGTATATGGGAGGATTTAGGATTTATTAAAGCAATTGTAAATGTTAGAGGAGAAGCGATGAGGGGTGAGAAGTGGTATTTGGATGGTAAAATGTCGAATAAAATGAATAGTTTTAAGGATTTTATATGTGTATCTGAGTATTTCAAAAATTTTGAAGGAAAAACTAGAAAATTATTAGCGGAAGGTCATAGTGCTGGAGGATTATTAATGGGTGGTATTTATACAATGAGACCAGATTTATATGATTGTGTAATAGCGGGTGTTCCATTTATGGATGTTATAGCAACGATGTCAGATGCGTCATTACCTTTAGTATCTGGAGAATGGAATGAATGGGGTAATTCGAATATTAGTAAGGATTATGATGTAATGATAGAGTATTCACCGTATGATAATCTGAAAGAAAATGTGGATTATCCCTCAATTTTAATAACATCTGGATTATATGATCCAAGGGTTCAATACTGGGAACCAACTAAATTTATGGCAAAATTGAGACATTGTGGATTAGATAAAAAAAATTATAAATATTTTATGAAAACGAATATGGATAAAGGACATTTTTCGAATACTGATAGATATGAGGAATTAAAAGAAATAGCCGTAGAAATAGTATTTGGATTATGTGTTTTGAATTATCACATATGAATGTAATCAAAGAATCATCTTTTCAGGAGATAATTTTTCTATTTGATTTTGATATTCAATTCTTTTTTTTTGTTCTTCTAGATATAATTGATAATTTCGTTTAGATTGTTCAAGCAATTTAATATTTTCAACTTTTAGATCTTGATACATTTTAATTAAATCATTAAATTCTTCAATATCAAATTCTTTATCATTTATTATCCCAGACATGTTTATTCCAAAGTATAAATTCTCTTTTAATATAATACTAAAATAATAATACCAAATAATAATACCAAATAATAATACCAAATAATAATACCAAATAATAATACTAAATAATAATACCAAATAATATATTTAAATAAAAACAATTTTTTATTAATAGACTAAATATAAAATGGACATTCAAAATAATACGGAATCACTTGAAATATTTGAAGACGATGATGAAAATAATCAAAATAACAAAAATAATCAAAATAACAAAAATAATCAAAATAACAAAAATAATCAATGTATAAATATTGATACATTGAATAAGTGTCTAGATGTAAATCATAATCAAAAAGCGACTAATCCATCTGAATATCTTTATTGTATACATAATCACGAAGAAAATAATTGGGTTCAGAAAAATCAAGAAAAGTTAAAATTTTACACAACAGAATATGAAGCCTTAGATTATGGTTTATGTAGTTATCATATTTACGATTATACGATTGACAATGATTATGATAAAAATAATTTAAAAAAGGTATATCCATGTCAAACATATAGAACAAAATCAACAATTAATCATTTTTTTCTTTCTAGAATTCCGATTAGATTAGTTTATAAAGATATTGAATATGGAAAACTTGGAAAAATTTATCGACAATTCAGATTTACATTTAAAGTTATTGGTCAAAATTTAGAAGTAATACATTTATGGAAGGGAACTCTTGTATTATATCCATTTTCTGTTTATTATGGATGGAAAGAAACTAAAATTAGTCAAATGACCACATCTGAAATTAATAAAATCAAATATGATTTAGAATTAAATAAACGGAAATTATCAAACCGTGATTATATTAATTATTATAAAATTTCAAAATTACACAATCCTAAAGAACCATTTTGGACATATAATCCTCTTAATCGTGCTGATATCATTAATTATAAAAGTCTAACACAAAAAGAAAAACATTTTTATCAACATGTTTTATTAACCAGATTACCTAAAATTGTTGATGATTATTATGGAATACAAGGAATTGATAAAATTAAACCATCACAACTTCCGATGGTATTACTAGAAGATAAATGGTTGCCTCGTGATAATTTATCTCTCCAAGAAGAAGCCCAATCTATTTTTGGTAAAAGAACAAGTCATATTTATTATCCTATTAATTATTTAGAAAAAGCAATTAAAATAACAACAACATGGCATATTTATATAACTGGATTTAATGGTCAATATAATTATTTTTTTGAAGAATATGACCCAAATAATTTATTTCGTGCTTGTGCTGAAAGAAACTTAACATTAACTGTAAATTAAATGTAAAAATTTATTAATTGCTAAATAAACACCAGTGTGCCAAATTGAATGTAATACTACATATCGATTACGCAATTTAACATTTTGATTATCATATTCTGATAATTTATTACAACCGAACAACAATAATGTTGATACTAATAGTGTCTTATTATTAGACAATAAATCTAGAGAAAACATATTTTTATTATAATATAAATATCCTAATCTACTAATCATAATTACACATCCGAATACATCTAATTTATTAGTAATAATTGATAATTCTTTCGAAAAACCAATTCCTTTCATTCCATGTTTATGGTTTTCAATTAAATGTGAAAATGTTGACATAGTTGCTACAAAAGATAAAGATAATGTAGTTATAATATCATTATTTATGAATGATGTATATATTGGAAAATATGCTGTGAAATTAGTAATTGATGTAATAAAATTCAAATACATTGTTTTATTAACTTTAACGACTGTAAAAATATAATAAACTAATAAAAATAATAAATACATAAATACATGTCAAAAAATCAATTTTTTATTATACATACGAATATAAAAAGGAATAAAAAATAATTGTCACCATCATCCTCCCTACTCAATTTATAAATTCATTCAACATACGGAATGATTCGAATAGTTCATTTCTCGTATTAGAAACAGATTCATCCGATTCCGTCTGACATTGATTAATACGTTGTCTACAAGCATCAATCAATGTTTTGTTGCTAGTAAGTGTCTCAAAGACATCAAGCAATGAAACATTCTTCATCTCTTGAAAATCCCATAGTTTACGTGTTCTGTAAATATAGACAGATATATCCAAAAGAAGCTTTCGCCATTCTTCTGAATCATCTGATTTGACTGAATTGAGTTTTTTCAGAAGATCGCTTGGAAAAGTGAATTTTTGATGAAAAGTTTCAACAACTGTTCTGACTTGTTTGACTTGTTTGACTTGTTCTCCTTCGTCAGACATTATGTCAGTTTCCTTTTCGAGTTTGATTTTTATTTTTAGAGATTTAAAAAAAACAATTTTATCTTTACCTATCAATCTAGATTGAGTTAATAAATTAATCATTATATACATATTAAACTGATGAGACAATATCTCCCATACTTTGCCTCAGTTCCTCCATCCTTGGATTGATA